TGGAGACTAGCCTGACCCGCTTTAGGGAGAAGTACATGACGCCGGATCAAATGAATCGGCACACCCGCGTGGTGTACAACTGGAAATTTAAGCCGGGGTGTGATCAGATTGTTCAGGATAAAATCAGTGACATCTGCTACAGCCTGAAGGCTGAGGATTACCTTACACTGCCGGAATGTACCTATGTATACCACAGTATATCTTTTGACCCACAAGTAAGGAAAAAATATGAGCAACTTAAAAAGGATATGGTCGCTGAAATCGGTAAAGAAAAGATCACAGCTCCAACAGCAGCGGCACTGGCGAACAAGCTACTCCAATTCACATCGGGCGCCGTTTATTCAGAAGATGGACAAGCGCATGAGGTGCACCGTGCTAAACTGGAATACCTTGAGTCGATCATGGAGGAGTGCTCCTCCCCTACGCTCGTCTTCTACCACTTCAAGCATAGTCTGCAAAGGCTTCGGCTCACTTTCCCGGACGCCGTGGTCTTGGACGATGACAACATTGCAGCGTGGCGTTGTGGCGAGATTCGTATGCTACTCGCACACCCACAATCAGGGGGCATCGGGCTTAATCTCCAGTGCAACGTTGGAGAGACAGCACAAACCGTCTGGTATGACCTACCGTGGAGCTCAGAGAACTACATCCAGGCCAACGCCAGGATTTACCGCCAAGGGCAAGAAAAACCGGTTATCATACACCATCTAATCATGACCAACAGTGTGGACGAGCAGGTCGTCAAGGTCTTGGACGGAAAAATAAATTTGCAGGATGCCCTTTTAAATGCCCTAAATTTTGCATTAGTATAGCCATGGACAAACTAGAACTCTTTAATGCCTTAATCGCCGTGGTGACCCCCGTTAACTCAATGGGGGCACACGCGGATTCATTGGGTGACTCCCTTAATGCGACAGGCTTAGATAGCTTAGACCTGCTTATGATGGGTATATACCTCGGTGACATTTACGGTGTCTCGGAGGAAGATCTAAAACTATTACAGCCAATTACCGTCAAGGATATGTTTGACTTTATGGAGCAGCGTAAGACCAAGGAGCCCCCGGCAACCGTGCAAGAGGCACTGGAAATGGTCTCGTGAATATATACCTAACGGACTACCGTACGGCCAGCACCACGCAGACTGAGATGATGGAAGACATCCCGTACCCCCAGCGTGTGCACTGGTTTGCCGATACCTACAAGAACGCACAGACAGGGTTAGTCTACGCGCCACATAAGTTAGCTGAAAAAGTATTAGACCCAAAATTATTGGAGGATCTACGTGGCCGTAGTGGTAAGACAGCTTTTATTTTAGCGTCGGGTAACTCACACTTTGCCGGCGTGCACAACAAGACCGGCATCGACAACCGACTAACGTATGACTATAAGTTTTTGGCCTTGTCTCTTACCCAGGTCTACGCCGGTCGTGTGGCGCAGATGTGCGGCGCAAACGACATGGTGATCACAGACGCCAGCGCATGCTCATCATCCCTAAAGGTAATGATGAATGTCCGTGAACTGTTTGGGATGTATGGCTTTGAGCGTGTAATTGTATTAACACTGGAGGACGCGGTAAGTAACCCGGTACTTAAATTCTTTGGTGAGTCCAAGGCATGCCTTACCAAAGAACAAGAAGATCAGGGTATCTTACCATCTGCCTTTGATGATGTAAATTTTGGTTTTAATATTGGGCAGGGCGCCGCCCTGGCAGTCTTTGAAAATGCTAAGTACGCACGAAACAGTAAGGCACAACTCCTAGGTGCCTATACCGCGGCAGAAGAAAGCACCAACGCGATTGGTCAGCGTGAGGATGGTCAAGGATTTGTTAGGGCGGCAGCCGGTGCGTTGCAGACGGCTAATATATCCTCCGGTGATATACATATAGTCAAGACGCACGGCACCGGCACCAAGTCTAACAACCAGGCAGAGAAGGCGGCGTTGCAGCGAATATTTCATAGAGAGTTTATTGCGACGTCTTACAAGCAACGTATTGGTCATACTATGGGGGCATCAGGTTTATTAGAGACGTGTCTGTTACTAGATGATATTAAGAAAGGTATGATACCCGGAATACCAAATCGTACCAAAAAAGATAATATCTTTTTATCAGATACTGTATTCTTAGGCGGTAGCTTTAACATTCTTAGCCTTGCCGCTGGCATGGGCAATGTTTATTCAGCAGCAATTTTTAAGACACTATGAGAACAAAAACCAAACATAAAATTAATGCTATTGCACCAAGACTATCAGATGAAGATGTAGATCCAATTGAGCAGGACGAGAATGAAAATTCTTCAATGCAAATAGTAGAGGGCTGGCTACCCTGGGATCCGGAAGACATTGCAGACATCCGCAGACTGATTACCGATAAGATGCCCATAAAGCAGCAGTTTGTTATTGAAGCATTTTTAGATGGACAAAACTACCACAACATCCACGTGACTGAAAAATACTGGCGCTATCATTTTGCAAAGGGTATTCAGTTTATTAAAAAGGAACTAAAGCTATGACAAGTTACATTGTAGAGCATAGATATAAGGGGCATTATGTTATGGAAACGATCACTGGTGTGGAGGACATCGACATCAGCACGTATAAAGATTTATTGGGGGTCTGGGTTTGTGAAAGCCCGGAGGAGTTACAAATTATGGAAAAACAAATCAAGGAGATGAGACATGCAAGATCCAGTGAACAAGCCTAGACACTACACAGAGCACCCGTCCGGGGTGGAGTGCATTCAGATCACTGAGCACATGGGGTTTAACCTTGGTAACGCACTGAAGTATATCTGGCGTTGTGACTTAAAGTTAGACGCAGTGGAAGATCTACGCAAGGCACGATGGTACCTTGACCGCGAGATTTTTAAACGCACCAAGCTAGACAGTGCAGATCCAGAGTGTGGCAGATGAACGCGTTTATATTTGTGAGCGTGATCTGTATCGGTAGTAACTGTACCTTTATGACAAGTACATACTCTATGGCACAAAAAGATTGTTATGAATTAAAACAAGAGTTTGTAACCACAAAGTTTAAGCCTGAGGTAACACTAGCCGCAGGGCAGTGCATGATATTTAAGGAAAGGTATGACCTATGATAATAGAACTAGACGATGACTTTACGGATGAGATTACTGCAGCCAACTTAGCACAGAGCTACGTCAGTGTCTCCAGTAATATAAAAAACGGTGACCACTGGCACGAGGATGATGTGGCCGCTTGGAAGGAACTATTACCGGCGCTTATGATTGTAGGTAATTGGTACTCAGTAGATTTTAAAAAAGAAATTAAAAAGGCAAAAAAGCAAAATGAAAAAGTACACACACTTTGATTTAGAGGATGCCATCTACAAGGTATGGCAAACCAGTGATGATATTGAACTGCTGTTTAAGCATCACGGTGACGCACCAATACCAATGACAGAAGACGAGGTGGCCAACACACTATTGGGTCTTAAACAATTACACGACATGCGTTGCCACGCACTAATGGATATGTCAGCAAGAGTATTTGAATTAAATCAGTACTGCACTGATCCAGAGAAGTTGGCAAAAAGACAATACATGATTGATGAGGCACTTGATTTTTTAAACACAGCAGAACCAAAAGTTAAAATGAAAGGTAAGAAAAAATGAGCGAGAAAGAGCTCCCGTCAGTAGATGACTTTGTAGTAAATTTAGAGTTTGCAGTAAAAGATGTAAACACACTGTTAAACATTTTAAATATGCCAAGCCAGGCACCAGTAATTACCTTGGCCGCGTTTATAAATGGTATTCAAATGCAGGCAGGTCCGCAAGTACAAAAAGCACAAGACAGCCTAGCGGCTGTAGCAAAGGCACAAGATGAACCTCAAGCAACTGCTTAAACACGCTGGCATCAGCAACAACATCATCAAGGAAGTGGAGCGTAAAGCAAAACAGACCAATGCCCAGACGGAGCAGGAGCACCAGGAGAAGGCCATGGCCATGACCAAGATGATGTTGAATGAGGCCCTAAAGTACCGGAAGGAGCATGGCAGCAATACACCCCCATCCGCGCCCAAGAAGACAATTATTGTGCCAAACGATATGTAGGGCGGTTTTAGG